GTTTCATGCCTTCGGGGCGCATGATCGTTTCCAGCAGGTCGAATTCCCCGTCCAACGGCGCCATCGTGGGCAGGCCCGCCATCTCGCGCATGATCTGCCCCCAGATCAGGGGGGCGTCTTCGTTGCACCATACGGTCACGGGAATCTCGGGCGCAGAATCACGTAGCAGCGCCAGCGTGTCGGACCAACGCACATCCAGCGGATCCTTGTCGCCCCAGAACTGTGGCGGAGATTTGTCGGCCGACACATCATAGAGCACCGGCAGCAGGGTCGCGGGATTGCGGATGCCCATGAAAATCTGCAGTTCATCCTCGGGGAAAAGCTGCGCCATGCGCATCATCCGCACAGGGGCGGCGGGATAAAGCATCCCTTCAACAACCGCCGTCGCAGGGGTGCGAAAGAAGTTCGCGTCGGAAAAGATCACCCGATCCGCGTCAGAATCTCCCATGACCGCGTCCAGCAAGACATCCCGCGCCCCGTCCGAGGCGGATGTTTTATACATCGCATTCAACGTATCGCGAAACAAACCACGATAGGTTGCGGGGCTCGGCACATGGGTGCCCGCCTGCGTCAAAAGATCGTGGTTCGACTGGAGGCTTTTCAGCAGCCTGTCTTCTTCGGTGTAATGGGCACCTGTGTGCAAAATCAACTGCATGAACGTCTTCTCACCCTTACTGATACCGGCTTTCCAATAGCCTTTCCTGCGACTTGTGTAAAACTGCAAAAAATTGACATTTCCCCTCTTGCACGGCCCGCAGCAATCTCTTAAACGCTCCCTCAGTGCCCCTATAGCTCAGCTGGTAGAGCAACTGATTTGTAATCAGTAGGTCCGCGGTTCGAGTCCGTGTGGGGGCACCACTTTTTCCTTAAAATTCAGTCGATTGTAAGTTTGGCTAATTTAGTCCGTCCGACTGTCCGACAGCGTCCAATTCGGACGGTGCGCTTCCTTCAAAATCGCCACACAAATTCTCGACGGCATTTTCCACACATTCGGTTGTGAGGTCCTTCAGAAATAAATGCGTTTTGACAAGTCATGCAGTTTCGTTTCTGCAGCTGCTCTTCGCGTTGCGCACGCGTGATCAGCTGCTCGGCTTGTTCAGGATTGCGGTAAGATCTTCCGAATGGCTGTCCATTCTTCCTAGCCTGCCAGCTCTGCCCGGACCCTACCACATCGAAGCGTACTGTCATCTTGGTACCTCATTCAATATCTGCCGTTGAAAGCGGTCGAGTTCGGGCACTAGCTTTGGGTCGCCTTGTTCAAAGTGTCGCGCATCTAAACCGCCGCTTGATGCAAACTGTTCTGCACTGGTGCGTGTGCCGGCGCGCTGGCCATACGTTGCAACCGCGACCGGTGATCCATCGTTATCGTAGCCGATGAATGTGCCGCTCGAATGGCTCATGAACTTGTTGGTCATGCTTTCTTCCTTGATTGCTCTGTCGGCCGCTGGATCGATGCCACCGCGCGCGCGGCCGTGTGAAAGGATGGTGGCATGTAGGTTTCGCCAAGCTGCGGATCCATCGCGGCCGAGTTGCCCAGGACATCGCCCACGTCTTCGCGTGAGCCACCGCCAGCGCGCGCCCACACACCGAAAGTACGGCGCAGATCGCGAAACTGCAGCGAAGTGATAGCTGGCGTTGTTTTGGCCGCTCGAGCCCGGATCGCGGCCCAACGTTTGCGAAACAGATCGCCGGAGTAGGGCGCACCAGTGGCTTCATCTACCAGCAGGCGGATTTGGCCCTCCCGGGCGTCGGCCAACTGCATCTTCAGGTAAGGCTGCGCTTCTGGATGGATCGGCATGACGCCGTAATTGTCCCGTTTGGATCTAATCAGTTCCCAGACAAGAACAGGCTGATCGCTGTCCGGCAATTGGACGGTGCGAAAGCTTTCGATCGCCGCGGTAATAAGATCGGTCTGTCGCTGGGCCTGAAGGGTAGCAAGTGCGATCGCGCAGGCCATTGCGTTGAACCCCAGCTCTTTCGCTGCATTCATCAGGGCGTCGTATTCTGCCCAAGTCGCCGAACGGTGACGCTTGCGAACCGATTTCATCTTAAGCTTGAAGCAGGGGTTGGCATTTTCTTGGCGCCAGCCGCGCACTTCAGCGTGGCTCATGAGGATGGAGAACATTCTGATTAGGGCTTGCGCCTGTGCCGGCCCAGATCCCTTGTACAAGCTTTCGTACCAGGTGCGCATGATCGGCTTGGTGAAGTCTCCCACATTGTGTTCACCCCACTTTAAGTCGATCGCGTTGAGATTGATGTTATAGCTGCGCTTCGTGCTGATGGTCATTTCTGTGAAGGCGACGGACTTCCGGTAATCGTGGATCAGAGCCGATACCGTTCGTCCCCCTGTGCTTCGCGGCGGCGACGTGTCACCGCGGCGCTTGCGATCGACATCATCGTTCATCCGCTTGGCCTCGCGCACGGACCAGGTCGCGCGATCGGCATTGAGCTCGATCGCCTCGAAACCTAAATTTCGGGCGGAGTTATTGGGCTCCCACCACACCCGCCAAGATCCATCGGCGCGACGGCGTTGTCGCAAGCCTGTGATCTTATCCGATATAGGGGGGCGATTGGTCATACGCTTCGCGCCATTTCAAGCATGATAACGTTCGATCCAGTTGGTGCTGGGGTTGTCACAGCTGCGCGCCCTTGCAGTTCCACCCAAGCATTCACGGCGTCTGCGCGCCATTTCAGCGGGCGAAGGCACGTCGGCATGGGAAGCGGAAAATCGTTGTCATCCTCCAGACGTGACCTTGCGGCTAGAAAGGCGGTCGCATTGCTGAAACCGGTCAGTTCAGCGACCTTATCTGCGGTTATAAAACTCACTGGTCGATCCTTTCAATTTTTTTTGGAGGGCGCTAGCTGGACCGCTCCGCGGCCAGCAATGGCGATGCGGTCTTCAGCAATCTTGTCTAGCATTGCAGCAGCGCGGCGCAGTCGGTCTGCTGCTGTACTGGGTGCGCCGTCTTCGATATAGGTTCCGGCTAACTGCACCATGTCAAAAACCTCATCCACAGTTGGGCGGGCTCTTTCTTCGTGTGGTTGACTGGTCATCGGTTTTCCTTTCGGGGGAGCTACGCAGTCTTAGAAGCGAAAAGCATGATGCGCTCTTCGACGTGCGGGACAGTGCCTTCGTTGAACATCTGCACTGCCTTCTTTGGGTCTCGATCCATGGCAACCAACAGCAAGGTGGCGATAGTGTGATCAAGCGTAATTAAAACCTGTGCTCTATCCTTAACCGGGTCGCGCCCGTCGAGGATCAGTTTCGCGGCCTCAGTCGCTAGCTTGGTGTCGCGTGATAGTTTTCTCACTGGTCGATCCTTTCCTGAACCTTGCCCCAGCGGGCGATCGAAACGGTGAAGTCATCTTGTGTCTCGGGCTGATCGAACGCCTTAGCGTTGCGTAAGGCAGCAATTTGCGCGACGATCACAGACGCTAGAACGACAGCGATCGGCACAATGATTGCTATGACCACCGCAGTGACGAGAAAGCTCATGATGATGCCTGTTTGATTGCCCGACAGTGTCGCCTGCCTGTCGGGTGTTGATGTGACGGGGGCGGTCGAGCAGACCCGCGGGCGACCCCCGGCAGCAAACTTATTCGGTGGCCTGACGCCGGACCGCGTCAGCAAGGCCGACGGCGAAGCGTGCAGAGTTCGACATCTGCAGGCTGAGGGGAATTTCGATGTCCGCGCCACGAAGTGTCGGCGCTTTCTCTTCGATCTGGCGGGCCCAAGTGCCGATGACTTCGCACGCAAACAAGAAGCCGCGGCGTTCATCGGGATCCAGTGACTGGATGGCCATGTCGCGTAGATTGAGTTGATCAGCCATTGTCACGTGCCGAATTCAGGAACGTAACGTTTTCCAAGTCGGCCATGTCGGCAATGACGCCCATGGCGCGGCGGCGATGCAGCAGCTCGGCAGCGATCTGGGGAATGGTGAGCAGGATAAGCGCCGCATCTGCGTCCGTCAGGCATTCATTCTGCTGCGCTGAACGACTGGCGCGTTCAACCTTCTCAAGGATGTCGTCGGTGATCGGGCCACCGGTTGCGAGGGGAATGGACGGTAGGGGGACAGCTTGTGCCATGGGGGTGTTCTCCAGTGTGTTGCGTTACACTAGAGTTATGGGTTTCAACCTGTGACTGTCAATGCAAATTGTGCAAAAAATGCAAACTATGAGGTATCGCCGTCCGCAATGCGGCATAGTTTGAAGGCTTCCCGCAGCAACATCCCGTACAAGACGATCGGTGGGCTTGAGATAATAAGGGCGAATAGGAAGGGATCTGCATCGTCGTAGCTGCGAACGAAAACATCGCGGTACAGGCTGCTGCTAAAGCCGATGGAGATGAAGTAGCTGCACAGTGTGGTCGCTATGCAAAATATGATTAAAAAGCCAATGGGCTTTAGTGGAATAGGTCCGCGATGCTCCTCTATTCCGGCCCATTTGAAGTGCTCAATATTTGATCGAACAATGAAAATTGCTGCGCAAAAGCTGGAAATCGTAGCGCTTATTGCGGCAAAGGAGAGTGTTGCCGTCGTATCGAAAAGCAAAACTGGCATTGTTTTGAAGTAGATAAAGCAGACCGTCCAGTAGATTGCGATTAACATACTACGTTCTCCAAGAGGCGATTACTTTACCTTTGATCACTACGTTTTTGCCGTCAACCACGTGCACGCGTTGTTCCGATGGGGTGGTGCTGCCTGATACTAAAACTGGCGGTTCAAATCGTCGTAGCAATGTGGAAGCTATTCCTGTTTGCCAGTCGTAAATCTGTGCAAGCACAATGTCACCGGTCTTACATGTTTCGGATTTATTTGTGTCGACTAGAAGCTTGTCGCCGATGGAGTATCCGTTCATCACCATAGATCCAGTGCGTACCCTCCAAACATCTATGCCAGGCGTTCCGCCGCCTAGCCCGGTTACGATGCCGTGCATAGCAACTTGCTCATGAGCTGACCCTTCCCACAGTGCAGCGTCACCATTCGATTGGCTTGGTTCAAGTTTCTTTGCTTCTTGAACCTCTAGTGCGCCGGCGTGTTTGAGGACCTGGTCTAGTGGAACCTTTAGCACCTCGGCGAAAGCTTTCGCCCACTCAAGGCTCATTTTTTGATGGCCATTGTATATGCGCGAGACGATTGAGCGATCACGTCCCATTTTTTGCGCAATATCTTCGGCCGTAACGCCCGCAGCTTTTTGCTTAGTTTTAAACCACTTGTCATCCATGTGTCGCTAAGTAGTAACTGGAAACTCACAATGCATGTGCAATTTATGCAAAATGTGCATTGCCAAGATGTATGTTTGCGATCTACATCTAGCGTCATGAGTAGCAACCTAACACCACTTGAAGTATGCGAACGCCTCGTTGCGCCCTTGTCTCAACTTGGCAATATCGCCGGGTTGAAGGAAAAAGCCGCATATGGCTGGCGCAACGGCTCACAATGGCGCGAAGCCGGTGATTTGCCACCGCGCGTCAACCGCACCCTTCTCAAATACGCGAAGCGGCACGGGATCCCGTTGACCCCGGCCCATTTGATCTGGGGCGCAAGCCGTTCAGAGATCGATGCGCTTTTGCAAGGCATGGCGCGCCGTTCGGTGGCCGCAGAATGATCCGGTCAGGCTCCTCCCTGACCCGGATCTTCCGGACCGTTAGCTGCAGTTGGCCTCTGCTAGGGCTCAGTCTGTCTCAGGCGCGGTTCGTACTGGTGCGTGTGCCGTCCGAGTTTATCGGCTTCGGCGCACGCATCTCTTTTGGGAGAGATGCCCATGGCCTTTAATCCCATACTCGCAATCCGTTTCAGCGCGTTCGCCGTCGGCATGATGGCACAAACCAATCAGCTATCAAAAAGCGACGTAGACGAGTTGCTGGCGAAGGCTTCCAAACAATTAGATGCCGACAATCAGTTCTTGCAGGCTATCGCTGGCTTCGCGCTGTTGTTTCAAGCCAATCGTTTTGACGCTACCTATCTTGCGTCGATCGGCGCGGACCTCGTCCGAGCTGTCCAGGTTGAAATGCTTCCTACCGCTCCGGATGCGCATCGGGTCGATATCCATGGCTAGCAACATCGAAGCAAAATTGACCGCTGCCGACCAGACCCTGGCATTTACGCTCAGCTGGTTCGTGGCCGAGCGGATGCCTAACCGGGCAGATCAGAAACTGTTTGCCGGCATCATGAACGATGTTCTGCCTTTCGTAAGCGAGGACCACCCGATCATGCGCCCGATGATTGCCCCTGCACATGGGCTGATCCAGTCGATCGGGGCGGGCGAGCTTGGATCCGGCTGGGCCCACTATGACGCGTCAGCTGCGATCGCAAAGTTCGCACGTTGGCGGGCAGGGCGGTCCAATGAAGTTTTCCAAAATGAAAGAGGTTCGGAATGATTGAAATTATCCAAACGTTGGACGCCAAGGAAAAAGAACTGAAAGATTGCGCGGGCGATATCAACACGCTTCGGTATTCGTTCGAAGTATTTCTGAACAATCTTAAAAGCATCGGCATCGATGCGAACGTGACAGCTGATTTCAGCACAGCCATCGGTGTCGAGCTGGTTCTTCCTGCACGTCTTAAGGCATTGCTGCAAGAAGGCGCGGTCAGCGATGACAGCGTGATCCATGACGTTTCTACAGCGGTCCTCTTCCGCCATCAAAATGATGTTGCCGCACCGGTGACTGACGTCGCGCCGGCGGCGACGGATCAACAGCCCGCGATCAACGGGCTCCAGGAGGCTTCGGGCCGGTCCGAGGCACCTTTGCCGCCAACGGCTGCACGTGAGACTGTGACGGGGCCATTTTCTAAAGATGAGTTTGCTACATTGATCGACCTATCGTCGCGCGGCGCGTCGGTTAAGGACATTGCACTGGCACTGCATCGCGACACACAAAGTGTGCAGAACAAATTGTACCGTCACCGCGCCAAGATGCAGGCGGTGAAAAAAGCGCCCCGTGCATCTGCCAAAACATCGGAAACCCAGCAGTCTAAAATAGCGGTTCAAAATGATACCCCAGTGGATCTCACCATCACCGCGACATGGACGCCAAAGCTCGACCTAAAGCTGGCGCAACTTATGGCAAAGGGCACCGGTGCAGCCGGCGCAGCTGCAGTGCTGAGATTGCAGAAAGAACACGTTCATGCGCGCTGGCGTGAGATCAAGGATTGGGTAGGTGAGCCAATCCAAAGCAACGATGACATCGTAGCGGCGTTGCAAGATCGGCTCGCCAGCCTCGATCATACTCCGTCGACCTGATCGGCAGTTGCTCCCATGTCCCCCCGTCCCACATACTCCCTTGACGAAATCAAGGGCATGCTGATCGACCAGCTCGACAGTGTGTTGGCGCAATACGCGCCGCCGGCAAACGGATCACACACAACGTTTGGCAAATACTACACGTTGAACCCGGGTCGCGCCGATCGATCCGTTGGCAGCTTCTGTGTGACTGTGTCGGGGCCCGACGCCGGCCGCTGGAATGACTATGCTGTCGGCAGCGTCCCAGGGCAGGGGTATGGCGACGTTCTGGATCTGATCGCGCTGTCACTGGGCTGCGACATGCAGGGGGCATTGCGCGAAGCACGTGGCTTTCTTGGCTTGCAGTCTGACAGCCCCGACGACATTCGCCGGCGCAAACAGGCGGCAGAAGCCTCAGCTGCGCGGCGCAAGCAGGCCGAAGCGTCTGCCAGAGATAAAAAGATCAAGCGCATGAAGGCCGCGCAGGCGATATTCCTGGGTGGACAGGAACGTATCGCCAATACGCCGGTCGAGTTCTATCTGCGCGACCAGCGTGGCATCGATCTCCGTAGCCTGGGCCGCCAGCCTGGCGTGCTGCGATATGTCCCGCAACTGAACTATTACCACGAGGACGAGAAGACCGGCGAGGTGTTCGACGGCGCATACCCGGCCATGGTTGCTATGATCACCAATCATCGGGGCGAAAACGTTGCGGTGCATCGCACATGGCTGGCCCAGAAGGCGGACGGTACTTGGGATAAGGCTCCCGTGCCCAAAGCCAAAAAGGTGCTCGGAGACTATTGGACCAGCAGCATTCACATCTGGAAGGGCATCGGTCCGCGCGGCGGCAAGCCGGGTAGCCTGCGTGAAGTCAAACCCGGTGCGCACGTGTTCATCGCTGAAGGCATCGAGGATGCGCTTTCCGCGGTGGTCCTAAAGCCGGAGGTCCGCGTGTTGGCCGCCATATCCCTGAGCAACCTTGGTCACGTCGTACTGCCAGAGGCCGTCGAGCACGTCACATTGATCGCTGACCTAGATGACAACGATACGGCGCGCGCCGAGCTAGACCGCGCAATCGCCAGCCACCAATCCGCCGGCCGCACGGTCCGGGTCTTTCAAAACCGCTGGGGCGGCAAAGATCTGAACGACGCTTTGCGCGCAGCATCTACCCAAACTGAGAACGGAAAGGGCTCCGCATGATCTTTGAACATACGTGCCGCGAAAAGGACCTGTGGCGAGGCTGGCTTCGGAATGGTCAGTCGGTGGAATTGTCGCGCAGTCGGCATGGCTGGGATTTTGGCTTCGGGGTTCACGTCCACAGCAATGAGTATGACCAGGGCGACCGGATGCTGTTCTTAAAATTCTTCCGTTATACGGCTGTGATCCCGCTGGGGTTTATGCGGCGGTACGTCAGCATCGATGACGAGCCGCAGTGGTCGATCTATGCGTCGAAGGATTTCGGTTTTTCACTTCACTGGGGTCAGCGCCGTCGCAGTTGGGATTGGCCTTGGGATTTGCACACGCTGGCCTATGAGAAGCAGTTGCCTGACGGCTCTTGGATCGATGTTTGTAATTGGGACGCCGAGCCATTTTCGAAAAGCTATCCGTACACCTACGTTTTGAAATCTGGCGAAGTTCAACAGCGTTCGGCAACGGTTTCGACGCGCCGGCATATTTTGTGCCGCCGAGCGTTCAAGGCGTTTGGTTGGCCCCGTTGGTCCAAGGAAAGCATCGAGGTCCAATTCTCCGACGAGGTTGGCGAGCGCAGCGGATCTTGGAAGGGCGGCACCATTGGATGCGGCTACGATCTTCGGCCAAATGAGACCCCTCTGAATGCGTTGCGCCGCATGGAAGCTGAGAGGAAGTTTTGAACTTCCGGGCCGAAAACCGCAATCATTCCTATGGGGTGGCGTTTGGTGCCGGCAGCTGGGTCGGCATCGATCAATTCGGATTGGTAGTCCCAAACTCCGATTTGAAGGATCCGCTTGATCGTCAGTTTTTCCATTCAGGTCAAGCTATTGTCGACAAGGCTTGCAGGCTGGCACGCGACGTTCTGCCCGGACCATACGGTTTGAAGGGAAGCGCGCGCAGACGTAAATTTTGTGATCGCGTTGCCTCGATCGCCACCGATATGGAGGCAAACCTATAATGAGTGAAACTCAGGCACATTCAAACGACGACTGGCTGCCAGACTACAGCCAAAAAAGCGCGGACAACCCGACCCGTGAAGATTTGCGAGAGGCACTGGATAACGCGCCGGAGGCCCCGAGAAAGGTAAGCGATGACACCGACGCACCAAAGCCAAAATCGAGAAAAGCTCCTAGCCGCCCTAGCGGAGATACGAAAGGTTCATCCGGATCTTCAGGCGGCAGCAGAGCGGGCGGGCGTGGCCGCAAGCGCATGGAAATCTTTGATGACTGTCCGGTCACGCCTTTGGGGATCCGCGGTGGGCACGCCTATTACCTTGATGTTAATGGGCAGCTAAGGGCGATCACAAAGCACGATCGCGAAACTGTGCTGTCGCTGTTCGGTCACATGAACGAGCGGCTCTCTTATAATTTCCCTCAGTGGAAAGAGAGCAAGGACGGTGGATTTATCCGGAAACCGCGCGCCTTTGACCAGGCTGCAGCCGCTTGGGAAATGTACGCGGCCGCGTCAGAATGCGGGGTGTTCAATCCGGACAATGCTGTGCGTGGCGTCGGAGCTTGGACTGATGACGACGGCCAGCTGATTTATCACATGGGCGACAGTGTACTGGTCGGCGGAGAACCACAGCGGCCGGGGAGGATCGGTAAGAAAATCTATCCGGCATATCCGCCGATCCCGCACCCTGATGACAGCACCACACCCACTGATCCCGTGCCAGAGATCCTGCGTACGATCGAGACCTGGAATTGGGCGGCACCAGATGTTCACCCGTTCATCACGCTTGGCATGGTCGGTGTACAGATGATGGGAGGGGCGCTGGACTGGCGACCTACCTTCTGGCTTGTCGCACCAGCTGGATCGGGCAAGTCCGAGCTGCAAAAGATGATGAAACTCCTGCACGGTGACGACGGCATCGTTCAAACCACGGACGTCACCAAATCTGGTATCACCAGCAAGCTTGGCCAATCCAGCTTGCCCGTCGCTGTCGATGAGCTCGAACCCGGCGATGAACGCTCGACAAAGGAACGAGACATTATTGCCCTGGCGAGGGTCGCGGCATCAGGCGGCGAATGGTTCCGGGGATCTGCAGACCAAACCGGTGTTGGTGGCAAGGTATACTCAGCGTTCTTCTTCAGCTCGATCCTGATACCCGGCGTGATGAAAACGCAGGACGTCCAGCGCCTGATCCGTCTTGAGTTGCGTCCGCTAAAGGCTGGAACAGCCAAGCTCAATATGCAGCCCCGCACATGGCGGGCACGTGGTGCCCGTCTAAAGCGGATGCTGATCGAGCGCTGGCCGACATGGGCGGAGCGTATGGCGGCATGGCGTCATGCGCTCGAGCTTGCCAGTGTCACGGGTCGAGATGCGGATAACTGGGGCACGGTGCTCGCGATGGCTGACATGTGCAGCCAAGAGGATATCGCAACCAAGGATGTAATGGCCAGTTGGGCGGCCAAGATTGCTTTCATGGCCAACGCTGATCGTGAAGAAACTGTTAACGATGCAGATGCGATGCTGCTGCACCTCATGGGCCAGCAATATGATCCGTTCCGGCGGGGTCAGCAGTACAACATTGCCCAGTGGGTGATGACCGCCGCCAAACTACCCGGCGCACCCGACGGACTGCGCAATACCATGGGCGAAGACGACGGCGAAGTTGCCATGACGCGCGCCAGCGAGAAGGCCAACAGCATGTTGGCCAACGTCGGTCTTCGAGTTCAGGGGTCAGGTGAAAATGCCAACGTGTTCATCGCGAACCAGCAGATCCAGCAGCTGAAGGAACTGTTCAGAAACTCTGACTGGGCGGGAGGCGTCTGGAAGCAGTCAGCATCGCGCGTTCCTGGAGCCACACCGACCCCCAACCCCCTGACCTTGGCCGGGATACGCTCGCGAGGCTACCTGATGCCCGTAAAGTCGATCCCCGGTCTCACCGGCTTTCCGATGGACCGCGACCGCAACGCCACTGTTGTGGACGGTGCACAAGCGCCCCACGGCAAACCTCTCCCCAATGATGTAGACGATTTTGGCTGATATGATAAGAGCGACATTCAACCCATTGATATGCGGCGATTGTTTCCGCTTCACCCCGACCCGTTTGGATGCCATTATTACCACGCGAGGGGTGCCTGCGGCCATGGGTCAGGGGCACAACGGCGCACAAAACGGTATTGCCAGTGTTGTGCCCTCTGTTGTGGGCAAAATATCAGCAATAACAGGGTGTTACCCGCCGCCCACAACGCTACAACGGAAAATCGAGACATACACACATGTGTGCACATGCGCATGCGCGCGCGTGAGGGCATGCCGTTTTTTCCGTTGTACCGTTGTGTCTCTATCTTATGTCATTGAAAGATATAAAGAAAAGGCCACAACACCCCCCACAACGCTAGGCCTAAAGTGCCAAAAAGCGTTGTGCCTACCGTTGTGGGCTGTATCTAACCCCTTGGAAATCAATAAAAAAGGGGGTTTTGAGCGTGGCTAAGCCCAAGAATTCCTTTGAAGAGATGGCCAAGGTAGCGGCTGCGCGGCTCGAAGAGGTTCGCGCGGCTGGCCAGCAGCTGACCTTCCTGCCCGATGAGGCAGGCAGCGCTGTGGATCTGGTCCAGGACAATCCTGTCGGTCGCCCGAAGGGTGCCAAGGGCAAGGTCAACAACCAGATGCGCGACTGGCTGGCCGCCAAGGGCTTTCAGATGCCCGAAGAGGTGCTGGCGCAGATGGCTGGGCTGGCCAGCAATGGCGATGCGGTCCTGACTGCCATGCAGAACGCGGAGATGGTTCTTGCCTGGGCATACGACGGCGCGACGCGGAAAAAGAAGGATGCGCCCGACGAGTTGGTGACACCAAGCCCCAGTGCGCGCCTGAACACGTTCATCCAGCTCTACACGATCCAGCTGCGGGCAGCGGATGCCTTGCTGCCGTACGGCGCGCCGAAGGCGACACCGGACGTCAGCGTGCAGCAGACGGTCTGCGTCAACGTGCCATCGGCTCCAGCGGCTGGCCAGCCGGGCGACAATGCCCGTGTCGTGAGCGGGTCGCGCAGCGGTCGGATGATGCCTGCGGATGTCGCCTATGAAAACCAGCAAAATCAAGACGTTAGCGATGCGGGAAAATCCAAGTCGGACAAAGGAAGTCGGACGGAATGACTAAGAGTTTGAAAAACATAGGCAAAATGCACACCGTCACACTGATTGGAAATCAGTCGTGTTCGACAGTTTTTGTCTGGTCCCCGCGCATCGCTCGATCGGCCTCGACCCCCCGGGGGGCCTGCGTGCGCGGTTTCTCTATCCCCGTCCTTCCGACCCCATTCTGCCTTTTGGCCATGCCGGAGGGTTCAGAATGATCGCGAAATTTGGAGATGACCAATGGGGTGGGGGGGTAGTGCTCTCTCCAGCCCATGAAGGGTCAGGGGGGAAAGGACCTCAATCGGGCGCAAAGCGTGAACTTACAGATGAAGAATTTACTGCCCTGACAGGGCAAGCGGCGAAAGAGGCAATTGACAGCCTAGAGGGCGATTTCGCCACTGGCAACCTGCCAGATGTCGACGCGGTTACTTTTCCGGGGCCTATAGCCGAAGCCTTTTATTGGTCCAACGCTGACGTCTGCGGCATCCAGGGGCCTGTCGGATCTGGTAAGACCACGACACTGATGAAATCGCGGCTGCGTCGGGCAATCGAGATGCCACGTTCCTCCGTCGATGGTGTGCGACGCTACAAGGTGCTGTTCATCCGCGAAACCTACCGTCAACTGTGGTCGACCTCGATCCCGTCGTATCTTGAGACCTTCCCTAAAGAAATGGGCAAATGGTCTGGCGGCCGCGGGGATCCCGTGACGCACATCATCCACTTCGAAGACGACCACGGACCGATCGAGTTCGTCGCTGAGTTCATGGCGTTTGGTGATGACATCGTAGCATCGATGCGCGGCGTTCAGACCACGGACATCGTGTTGAACGAAAGCGATACGATGCCGGTCGAAATCCTGACGGTGGGCATCGGGCGGATCGATCGCTGGCCTGCGCGCCAGCATTTTGAAGGTCTGCCCGTCCATCTGCGCGGGTATGGCCAGATTGTCGGCGACTTCAACGCCCCCGACGAAGACAACTGGACGTTCGAGGTTTTCCACGACGAAGAAAAACGCAAGCTGCTGCTGGATGCGCTCGCCAGCGATCTGCCCGAGGGCGCAAAGCAGATCCAGATCCTGTTCTTCAACCAGCCCGGCTACGGTCAGGACGGCTGCGAGAACATGCAGAACCTGTCACCAACCTACTACCAGCGGCAGATCGCGACCCAGCGGCTTGCCGGGCGCGGCGATATGGTCGATCGGCTGGTTTACAACAAGGTCACCTATCTGCGCGTCGGCGATCCGGTCTGGAAGCGTGAGTTCAATCAGCGCGTCCATGTCAGCGATACGCCGCTGTCGCTAATCCATGGTCTGCCACTGCGTATCGGCCTCGATCAGGGCTTTAAGGGGGCGGCCGTCATCGCGCAGTGCGACGAAGCGTTTCGCTGGCGCATCTATGCCGAAATGCACTTTCCCGAAGAACGGCTGATGGCGGCCGTGTTCGGGGGCCGGCTGGCAGATCTATTGGAAGGCACCCGGTTCAATGGTTACCGCGTCGAAGCGGGCTGGGGCGACATGGCCGGTGAGCACGGCGCGTCCCAGGCGGCGGATGAAAACGCGACCTGGAACCTCATGGTCGGCAAAGCAGCCGGTTTTTTCATCCGGCCCCAGCGGATTGGGACCAACCGCATCCAGCCTCGTCTGGAAGCCGTGCGCGCTGCCTTGGAAGCACCACTAACCCGAGGCGAACCCGGCCTGTTGATCGACCCGAGCTGTCGTTTCCTGATCCGTGGCTTTGCTGCCCGCTACGTCTGGACTGAAGAAATCAACAAGAGCGGCGACAAGCGCAAGGTGCCTGACAAGTCCTACACCGAAGCCAACTTGCACGATGCGCTGCAGTACCTGCTGCTGAGCGAACACAAGGCGGATGGCACAAGCCCCTACGCCCACAAAATGCCCGACACCGATAAGCGCGGCCGCATTGGCCATAACGGAGGACCGCCCCTGTCGGGGAATGATGGTGGTCTGAAAACAGGTTGGGACATCACCGACCCCTACGGAGCCTAAAACATGACGCAGATCCATTACGGAACGAAACAGATCCTCGCCACGGCAATGACCCGTCAAGCCTACAACGATTACCGCGGGTGGGCTTTGCCTGCCGATGAGAACGGGGCGGATGAGGGATACCTGGTCGAGTACGTCGACGGCGGCGCATCGAACCATCCCGATCACGCAGGCTACATCAGCTGGTCACCCAATGACGTGTTTGAACGCGCCTACAAGGCCTCAGGTCAGATGAACTTTGGCCACGCCATAGAGGCGCTTAAGGGAGGCGCAAATGTTGCCCGTGCCGGCTGGAATGGCAAAGGCATGTATCTGTGGCTTTTGCCGGCAGCGACAATCAAGGCCGAGTGGTGTCGCGAACCACACCTCAAGGCCGTCGCCGAAGCCAACGGCGGTGAGATTGAGGCTCTTGGATCAATCCGAATGATGACCGCTGACCAAAAAGTTTTGACAGGCTGGCTCGCCTCGCAAACCGACATGCTCGCAGACGACTGGCTGATCGTCTGACATCCCAACCACATCCCTGAACCCAACTGAAAGGAAACTACTTTGACTGATAAAACCAAATCGAGCGTCAAGGATGACGCGAACAAAGATACCCCGAAGCCAAAGGAAGCTGCTGGAACAGACCAGGCTAATGTCCAAGCAGCGGGCGATAACAAAACATCGCAGCCTGCCAAAGACGTCGATGAAAAAGGAGCGATCGAGACCGGTACCGGCGAAAACACCCCAACTGAAGAAGGTGACACCGTAGACGCTTCCCCTGTGACAGCCCTCGACGCCGTTAAGGTCAAGGAACTGATCGATCAGATCGAAAACGCGGGTGGGCAATCGACCATGGATCTCGCACATCGCCTTATGCAGGAGGAAGGCCTGAAACCCGTCGAAGGTGAAGCGGATGCCAAGCTAGTCACGATGGCGGGCGTTCGGTGTCGTGCCACGGATAATCCCGGCGTTACGTTGCAAAACTGGTGCAATGCCGCCCGCCGCGCTTTGCTGAAAGCTGCCTAGCAATGGCGCAACTACCACCCGTGCTGGCCAAACCATACAGCGATCACGCAGCGATGGCTGTGCTCTCACGGCTTGATCCTAGCGATCAGGCTGAAGCCGATCACGCGCGGGGTGAACGATCGTCACATCTGCAGCTATTTGCGGACTGGCGTGCTGTGGAGCCCGCACGGGTGGTATCGCTGGTGCTCTGTGCCGGCTCTGAAGCAGCTCCGATCCCGTTCGCGGTTCTGGGGCTGTCGAATACCGGTCAGGCAGGTGTGGCATCTGCGGCGTTGCTTGCCCGTGATCATTTCAAATTCAAGCGCCACCTGATGGCGACTTGCCTTCTGATCCGCGACCGCATGCCGCCGTTCTGCGTCGAGCACGGGATCCATCGCATCGAGGCGCGAACATGGGGGGGGCACCCCCGCGCCAGCCTGTTTTTGCGGAGCTGCGGTTTTGCCTTTGAAACTGATTTGCACGGCCACGGCCGTGAGGGTCGCACCGTCTTTCGTCAATTCGCCTGGATCAATCCAAATATAGAACAGGACAACAGCCATGTGCATTAGCCAACCTAAAATGCCTTCGATCGCGGCGCCTAAGATCGCTGCATCAGATAATCGCGAGGCCAATCAGCAAGGTGACATAGAGGCACGCTTGCGCAAACGTCGGGCCGGTGCAGCTGCCAACGTACTGACCAGTGCGATCGGGATCCCGTCCACGGGTAAACTGGGGCAATCAGCATGAAACAGGATGCCGTTATAGAGAACGATCCGCGTGCGATCGAGGCAATGCGCCGCTGGGATGAGCTCAAAACCCGGCGGACGTCATTTGAGCAAGACTGGGAGGATATCGCTGCCCTTATGCGACCGCAGCGTGGTGGGTTTGGGCTTTATGATCACAAACGCCGCGATCAAGTGAAGCCGCTGTCCAGCGACCCGAGCCTCGCACTCGGCAGCTTTGCCGCGGGCATATATTCCAGCCTGACGAACCCGGCCAATCGCTGGGGCGGGTTCGAAACGCCAGACGAAGATCTGAACAAGTGGCGTCCGATGGCAGAGTGGAACGACCATGTCACCAACCGGGTGCTTGCCAGCTTCAGTCCGGCAGTTTCTGGGTTCTACGGTGCCACATTCCAGGCCTACTCGGACCTGGCAGGCTTCGGTAATGCAGCTGGCTACGATCAGATCGACACAAAGAACCGCAAGTTCATCGATGTGACCATGTCACTGGCGGAAGTTGTCGTTGATATCGATGCGCACGGGCGTGTGGTCGAAATGGTGCGCAAGTTCACCTTAAAACCTCGCGCCGCTGTCCGCGAATATGGCGAGACGTCCTTGCCAAAAAAGATCGTAGATCTGGCCATTGATGGCAAAAGCGATGACCTGGTGTTTTTCTATCACGTCGTCGCCAATGATCAGTTCGTTAAGGGCAAGCTCGGGCCGCGTGGTAAGCCTTGGCTGGCAGTTACAGCGTGTCAGCTTGAACGTGCGCTGGTCAAAATGGGCGGGCATGATGACATGCCAGTTTACTATCCCCGTTGGGATGTCGACAGCGGTATGACCTATGGTACCGGGCCGGGGGTGATCGCCCTGCCGTCAGCACGTACCCATAACCTGATGGACGCGGCGACGATCCGCGCGGCCCAACATGCGGCGGATCCCACGAAGCTGGCACCAGACCGGCAGGCCGTTCCCCTTAATGGCACCTTCCGCCCAGGTTCCGTGGTCTACGGCGGCGTCGATATGCGTGGCAATACCATGATCCGGAACATGGAACATGCCACCAATATCGGGCTCACGATGGAAGAAAAGCGCGCCAAAAGCGAAGCGGTCAAAGAGGCGTTTCACTATTCGGTCATGTCACTGGCAGGCCGGACGGGTGTCACCGAGGAAGAAACCCGCATTCAGGAAGAAGCGCGTTTGCGCAACTGGGCCCCGCATGCTGATCGGATCATGGAAGAGTACGCGGCGCGCAAGTTTGAACGCCGGTTCCGCCTGCTGTGGCGCGCAGGCCAGTTGCGGCCACCGCCCCCCGAGGCTGCAGGCCAGCCCCTGCGCGTCCGGTACCAGTCGTCGGCCGCGATGGCGATGCGTGCGCGTGAAGGTGCTGCCGTGCGCCAGTTCATCACCGACATGGGTCCACTGGCCCAGATGAACCCGCGCTATCTGGACCGTCTGGACCCTGATGCGATCAGCGAGGCGCTGCACGATGCCAGCCCATCGCTGCCCGCGCGTATCCTGCGGTCGCGGGACGATGCCGATGCGATCGCACAGGCACGTGCCGACCAGCAGGCGCAGGCGCAGCAGATGGAGATGGTGCAGCAGGCCGGGGGTGTCGCCAAGGATCTTGGCATCACGCTCGACGCAGGGGGTGCGCAATGATCTGGGATCGCCTTTCCATCATCCGCAGCTTCTTCGGCCACGGCGAACCGGGCACACGGCAAGCCATCGCCCAAGACGCAGCAGCTGCAGAAGTCGCTGCCCGCTGGCGGAAGGCGTTCAGCCGCGATCCACAGCTGGCCGAAGATCTGATCCGGCAATCGGGGCTGCTGAACCTGCAGCCCGTCGATATGGCCGATGGCTATCCCCAGCCAGCCCGGATCGACCCGCAGCGACTGGCCTATGAAGCCGGCCGCCGCGACCTAGCCCTGCTGATCCTGTCACAGGGGCATATTTCCCACCTTGAACTGAACCAACTTATGGAGAGCTTGGATGTACGTTAAATTTTTTCTCAAACCGCTGGTCTGTTTCGCACCAACAGATGAAGGCGCTGGCGGTGCTACTGCGGCCGGAGCTGAAGGAGCTAATACCGTAACGGGCAACGCCGGAGCCGACACGATTGAAGGCGGTGCCGGTGCAGACACGGTTGCCACTGGTGGTGGGGCCGATACGGTTACAACAGGGGCTGCCAAGTGGTGGGAAGATGCCAAATTCAATGACCATCGCGACCTGTTAGTTTCCAAAGGCCTGACCCTCGACGATAAGGACGAGGTAATCGCCCGCCTTGCCAAAGGTGAGAAGGCCGCACAAATGAAGCTGGGCAAACCGGCTGACCAGCTGCTGTCCAAGCCCGGCAAGGGGGAAAGCGTTGCTGAGTGGCTGAAGGCGAACGGATCGACCTTCGGTATCCCCGAGAGCGCCGACAAATACGACGTCCAGCGCCCGGAAAGCTGGCCGAAAGACGCGCCCTGGAATGATGCCCTCGAAGGCAAGGTGCGTGAAATCGGGCTTGCCAGCGGTATGTCAAACGATGCGGTCAACGCTATGGTCGGGCTATATGCCGAGAACATCATGGCCTTGGATAAGCAGGCGGCAGACGACTTTGAAAAGGGCAGCGCTGAAATGATGGCCGCGCTGGAAAAGGACTGGGGCGATCAGACCCAAGCCAAGCTGACCCTTGCCAGTCAGGCGGCGTCGGTCATCGCTGAGAAGGCGGGACTGGACGCGACAGCGATGGAAAACCTTGCCGCATCCCTCAAGCCCAAGATCGGCGACGCGGGCACCATGCGTGTCTTCGCTGCGATCGGCGAGATGATGGGCGATGACCAGATGGTCATGGGCGATGGTGGTGTCAGCTTAAACATGACCCCTGCAGAAGCCCGCGCAAAACTGAGCCAGCTTCAGGGCAAAGGCGGCGAATGGTACGAAGCGACGTCCAAAAAAGATCAGCAGGCCATTGCGCGTCTGAAGCCTGAGGTCGAGCGGCTGACCAAGATCGCGGCTGGCTGAATAAGCCAATCTAAAATGGGCGGGGCGCGTGGGCCCCGTCCGATCCCACAGGATATCAATATGACACGAACGGTCGCATGATATCCGATCCATAAAGGCGATTAGGCATGACGAAAACGATTGATATGAATATCCCCAAAGACGCGGAGGTTCGCGCCATGTGCCAAGATTTGCACAAGGTGCGCGAAGGATTGGCAGCTTTGGGTCTACAGGCCCATATTTTAGATCGCGTGTGCGACAAGCTCAAAGATTTAGCTAACGAGGTGGAGCGTGTCCGCTCTGATCGTCAGTATACCGTCGGCCACAATGATGGCTGGGACGCAGCAATGGCAACTGGTTTGCCCGATGAACCTGAATAAGGAGATGCGCATGCAGCCCTTAAGGATAAGCAATGCGACGCGTGTACTCGCAGAGACGCAAGATGAATACTACGCGCTGGCGATCCTCGACGAGGAAGTCGATGGCGTGCCACAAATGACATCGGTTTGGGAACCAACTCCCAAGGAGATTGAACATCTCGCCTCGGGCGGTGCAGTCCGGTTGACCATTGTCGGAACCGGTCACCCCCCAGTAAAGATCACCACCCAACCAGCGCCGGAGTGAGAAAAAATGACCGAAATAGCATTCAAACTTGACTGCGCCACAGTGTATCACGTTCGCCGCGACAAAGATCGGCAATCCCCCATGCAATTTCACTACAGCCTAGAACAAGGCATCGTTGCAGAGATTGAGCCAAATAAGGTTTTCGATGTCCGCGACCTACCGCAGTACACACGTGAAGCCGACCTCCCCTCAGCAATCTTAGCGGCACTAGCGGATGGCACTGTAAACTCAGTGACCGGCGAAAAAATCAATCCAGCTAACCTCGAAGGTAACGACCATGAATGGAATTGAAAGTATCACCACAGAGCGAAAGCGGCAGGTTGAAGGGGAGGGTTGGACAACCGAACATGACGACACTCACACCGACGGCGAAATGTCAGCGGCTGCGGCTGCCTACGCCTTCAGCGCTTTTATTGGCATGAGCTACCGTGCTTTTGCCGCTGAGCCTATTGGATTTTGGCCTTGGGATGTGGAATGGTGGAAACCCAAGACACCGCGCGAAGACCTTGTTCGTGCTGGTGCACTAATCGCTGCCGAAATCGACCGTCTGGACCGCATGGCAGCAAAGTCCAGCTAATACCGGAGTGATGCGATGGTCGGCGGACAAATCATAGAAATAATGCCCAAAGGCGCCACGTCGGATGGCCGCGCTATTTCTCGGCTTTGGTGCGTAGACACCAACGGTGATGAATGCGCGGTTCATGTTGTGGATGAGCCTACGATGCCAATGTTGGGCGACGCAATTTGGTGGCAGTCAGGCAAGGTCTACTGGGACAAAGATCGGCGGGAGTTGTCGAAGATTGGATATAGCTACGACCCGCGCGCGACAGCTAAATAAAAGAGACAGCTGCACCATATCTGGCGTTTTTTCTTGACACGCATCCAAATATCGCGATGACATCTTTGCACGACGGGTGCCATCGCGATGCGATGTCCGTCTGATCAGGGACAAGCCCCTGCGCCCATGCAGCGATAAGCACAGGTCTGGTCCGGCTCCGCCCGGGTGCCCACTCCGAAATCTCACCAAGTAACGTTGATTTTTCGCAGGAGAGGGCACATGTCCTACGCGCAGCTGGTGGAAGCCCACCACAAACTTTCATACTCGAATAACGTCAAGATGGTCGCTCAGCAGGTTCAGAACCCGTTGCGCAATGCCGTGACGATGGTCCCAGCCACAGGCGAGGCGCAAGACGCCGCGGACCTGCTGGGCAAGAAGGACTACATCGAGGGTGAGGATTATTCTCGCCGTAACCCAGACAATCCGACGCTCCGCAGCCGCCGTTGGTTGGTCCGCCCGAACGTGATCGAAGATGGCGAATACGTTGACAAGGAAACCAAGTTCGATGCGGCGATGGACCCGACATCCGCGCTGGTGCGCAACTCGGTCATGGCCGTTGAGCGTGGTGTCTTTGATCGCATTCTGGGCATTCGCAAAACCAGCTCGGGCTTTGTCGCGTCGGGCGGCGGCATCATGGGCCGTGCGATCGAAGGCAAGCGCCCTGGTGGTGCGCCGATCCCGTTGCCCGGCGCAAACTACATCGCCGCTGACCTGGACACACCCGGCACGGCTTATGGCTTGGGACTGTCCAAGATCCGCGCAGCTTGCGAAGCGATGGAGCTGGAAGACTTCGGCCTTGAGACTGACGACGAGATCTACGGTCTGATCACACCCAAGCAAAAGACCGACCTGATCAATCTGGCGGTCGAGACAGGCAAGAACCTCAACCCCTTCGAGGTGGACAATATCCGCAACGGTAAACCCGGCATGTTGCTGGGTGTGAACTGGCTGTTCTCCAACCGTGTGCCCAAAAACAGCAGCGGTCAGCGCCTGATCCCCATCTGGTCCAAGGCGAACGTTGCCGCCGGCGTCTGGCAGGATGTTGAAGGCGACATGTGGAATGATACTTCGGCAAAAAACATGCCGTACATCTACACCGACGCCTACATCGATGCCGTCCGCATCGAAGACGTTGGCGTGCGCATCATCCCCTGCGCCGAAGACTGATCCCGATCCTATACGGGGCAGGCTCGCTGCCCCGTTGATCCCCGAAATTTGAAATAAGGAAATGAGACATGCCCTTGAAAAATGGCTCCTCTGATCTGATCCATGATTTCTATGACATGGATGACTATCCCGCAGATCCCGCCCAGGCACGCGGGCGGCTGATCATCGCAACGGGTACACTCACCAACGCGGCAGATGACAGCACCGGGTCGAAATATCATCTGGTTGATCTGCCATCGAGCTGCATCCTGCACTTCGACACATTCTTCGATGTCGCAGCTGATGGCTTTGCGCAAATCGTGATTGGCACCGAAACCGACACCGATGCACTGGTCGATGTCTTGAAGTCCGCCGGCAATCTGCACAGCCCGATCGCGAAAGGTGACGCGAACCATGGCAAGCGTCTTTGGGAAGTTCTCGGGCTGGCAAAAGACCCAGGCGGCAACATCGGCCTTTGGAAGCACGCCGAAGCTGACGCCGTCGCAGCCGGCAGTATGCCGTTCCAAATTCACTACATCACCGCCTGATCCAGACTGTGTGACATTCGGCGGGGCAGTGATGATTGCCCCGCTCGTTTCCTAAAGAGGCACTCATGGCCACACCCACCGCAACAGCAAGCATTGTTCGGCAAGCCTTTCGTTTTATGGAAGTGACGCCACCGAGTTCGGTAGCGGACAGCTCGGATGCAGCCAGCGATGCAAATGAGCAATATCCCATCGCCCTGAATATGTGCCTGGAACAGGAAGACTTCAGCTTTGCCCGCCGTTTTGCCAAGCTTCAACTGGCGAACACGCCGGAAGGTGAACGTGCCGATCCCGAGATGCCGTTTTTTTACCCGCTGCCGGATGATCTGCTGAAACTGCGAAGTGTTACGCCCAAAGATACTAACTGGCGCATCGATGGACGGTATCTGCTGGCTGACAGCAACGGTGGTATCAGCATCCGCTACACGAAGGTGATCGACCAAGAAGCGCGACTGCCTGCAACGTTTCAAACTGCCGTCAGCTATCAGCTGGCTAATCTTTTGGCCCCCACATACGTCGGATCCCGTACCAAACGCGCGGATCTCGTCACAGACGGTGCGAATGCCCTGCGCATGGTGATCGACAATGACGCAGTGTCAGCAAGCGCTTTCCGCTGGGATGGCCAGCCTCATCAAGGTGATTGGGCTAGCGAGGCCACCCGGTGACCATGTCTCGCACCCCACAGTATTCATTTTCGAGCGGCGAAATCTCACCGCTACTGTGGTCGCGTCCCGACTATCAGCGCAACCAGACCGGCCTGCGTAAACTGAATGGATATATCCCGCTGCGCCAAGGCGGTTTCACGCGCGCACCCGGAACGATTTTCCGAGGCTATACCTGTAACAATGCCAAAGCGCGGCTTATCGACTTTGAATTTGCCGAAAACGATGCGCTGACACTGGAGTTCACCGCTCTGCGCATGCGCGTTTGGCGCTATGGCGTCTTGGTCAAAAGTGGTGGGGTCCCATACGAGCTCAACACGCCCTACGACGAGGCTGCCTTAGATAAACTCCAATGGGTACAGTCGGCGGACGTCATCTATATTTGCGATGGCACGCAGCCTATTCAGAAGCTGTCACGCTTTGCATTGGATAATTGGACGATCTCAGCGCTGCAATTGGATGCTGGTCCGTTTCGTATCCAAAATCTTGATGAAGAAAAGACCATCCAGTGCTCAGATATTTACGGGGCAATCACTGTATGGACTGCAAATGAAAGTCTTGCCGTCGGCGACGTGCGCAAGCGTGGACCCCGGGTCTATGAGTTCAAGGGTAACGGGCTATTCAATAGCCCAGGCTCATGTGGTCCCAATCCTCCGATCCATGATGACGGAGAGCAAGGTTATTCGTGGGAGGCCGGTCCAGATGAAACGGTAACGTCTTATTGGCTGTATCTCTATACGACCCCCGCCACCGGCACGATCGACCTCAGCTCGAACGTTGAGTTGTTTACGACTAATCATGTCGGAACACTTTTTCGACTGGAGCCGACAGATCTGCAAAATATCCCGTTGTGGACTGGCAATACCGATATCGGGATTGGCGATCAGATGCGGTACGGTGGTAACATTTACGAGCTGACAGCCGGGGACAACACAGGTGTAAACCCACCAGTTCACGAGGAAGGGGAACAGCTCCTCAACAAGTCCGAAGGCACTAAATGGCGCTTTGTGAGCGATTTGGTCGGCGTCGTGCGTATCAAAACGGTGACAGACGGGTATTCTGCGACAGCTGATGTGCTGAGCGAAATACCAAGCCCGGTGATCGACGAGCCAACCTATCGGTGGTCCGAGGGCGCATGGTCTGAAATCTACGGCTATCCCAAAAGCATCGAGATCTATGACCAGAGCCTGTTCGCCGCGTTTACCCCAACTGACCCGCGCGGAGTTTGGGCGTCTACGCTTGGAGACTTTCAGGATTTTGAACCAAGCGTAGAGGCCGATGGATCGTTCTCCTACACGATCTCAGGCAGCGATAGTCAAAACTCTGGAACTTGGCTGCGCCGCGCGCGCCGCGGCATCTTTATTGGTGCCTTGGGCGAGGTCATCCGGGGCTTTTCCAACGCGAGCGGTCAGCGCATCGGACCAACAACATTTGACACGTCCGTTGAGGCAACCGACGGATCGCGCCCGATCCGTCCGATCAACCCTTATGGCTATCCTGTGTTCGTCACGAAAGACGGCACGCGCATTGAGGAAATCCGTTACAGTTTTGAAGAGGACGGGGGTAAACCGGTCGAGCTCTCTTTGCCGTCTCAGCATCTTGGTGCCCCGGGGTTTGAAGAATTGGCGTGGCAGTCAGCACCGCAGCGCCTCGCATGGATCCGTCGAGGCAACGGTGATCTGGCCGTCATGCTGTACGATCCTGAAGAACAGGTTCTTGGTTGGGCGCGCTGTTCAGTGGCGGGCGGTTTCGTCGAAGCCGTGTCGGTTTCAACAAGCGCTGATAGCAAAAGCGATATTCTGACTATGGTCGTACGCCGCGTGATTGATGGCGCGACTGTACGGATGATCGAAGAGCAGGCGGTGGTGTTTGGAATTATCGCAGGTGACCAGCCTATCAGTGATGCGATCCATTTCTTTTCTGTCAGCCAGTTCCAGCCGGAAACCCCCAGCAAGACGTTTTCTGTTCCGCATCTGGTCGGCCAGAAGGTCTATGCTTGGACAGAAGCGGGACAGTTCGGCCCCTTTGTCGTTCCTTCTTCAGGCGAAGTGACATTGGATAGTGCTGTATCCAAGGCGTCGATCGGTCTGTTTGACACTGAGCATGAAGCAGAATTGCTGGATATTCCCGCACCGGCACGGGATGGATCCTCTATCGGCCGCAAAAAAAAGCTGCATGCCGGATCAGGCATTGTCCTTTTGAAGACCGCAGCCGGCCACGTCCAGTCAGTTGAGCGTAATTTTAAACAGCAACCTCGATACGGCCGGTTTCAAGAATTGGTCCCGCAGCAAATCGCATCGGAAATCGTGACAGCATACGATGGCACCGCGCGCCTAGATACAACGTCTGGGTTTGCCGACGAAGTGTCCCTGAGGTTCACCCCTGATGGGGGTGCCCCCATGACGATCGGCGCGATCATTCCGAACATTGAGGAGGCGAACGCCTGATGTGTGAGGTGATTACCACGGCACTGTTTGCGGCTTTATCTGGTGGTGGTGCAACAGCTGCTGGCGCGACAGCAACTGCTGCCACAGCTGGCGCGGGACTTGCAAATTTGGGTACCCTCTTGGCAATCGGTGGAAGCCTTTATCAAGGGGTGTCGGCCAACCGGGCGGCAAAACAGAACGTTGCCTTGATCGAGCAGCAGAAACGCACCGAAGCCCAATTGACCGCTGTGAAGGATCAGCGAGAACGGATGCGCTTTGCCTCCGCGATATCTCAGCAATCAGCGGAACTTGCGGGACGTGGGGTGAACGTCAATAGCCCCACTGCGGTCCTATTAGGCCAGACTGCTGCAAGAGAAATGTCTTTCAACTCTCAGTCCATTCGTAGCGGGGGGCAAGCGCAGCAAGCCGAATTGACCGGCGAACAGCTCATAACATCGTCGCGCGGTCGTAGTGCTTTGCTGAAAGGCGGCATGTCAGCGGCAGGTAGTTTTCTCACGAAAGCGCCCGACATGTGGCCGGCGCTAGGCTCATGACCTTAACTGTCCCCAAAGCTGGCAGTGATGCCGGCCGCGCCCCCCGTGTTCGGGTTGAAGCGCCTCAGACCGGTGACGTAGTGGCCCGTTTTGGTGAAGTCGCCAAGCAGATCGGTACCGCCATGGAAACCGACTATCTGTCACGCGAAGCGCAACGGTTCCAAACCGATCTGACGGCAGACATGAATGATCTGCGCCTGCAGGTTTCGCAAATCGGAGATCCTGACGCTGCTGACTATGCTTGGCAGACAGGCGTCGAGGGTCTGAAAGATGCCTATATCACCGGAAAAACCGACGATGGCAGGCCGCGCGTCAGCGAGAAAAACGTAGAGCGGTTCGGCCTTACGTTTGATGAGCTGAATAGTCGCAACACGTTTTCATTGGGCAAGCAAACTTTAGCGGCGCGCCAATCGCAGCGCGAAGCTGATTTTATCAAATACTCGCAAATCGCGACACAGCAGGGTGCTGTCAGCGATCCAGAAATGCGCGCAACGCTGCTGGGGCAGGGCTACGATAAAATCGACGACATGGTCGCCCAAGGTGTGATTGATGCAGCTGAAGGTGAACGTCGGAAAATCGGGTTGACCGAAAACGTCGACAATGCACGCGCGATCGACATGGTGTCGACCAATCCCGAAGCATTTCTCACAGCTAGCGAAAGCGGTGATTTTGGTGGATTGCCTGCAGATGTTCAGGCCCGGTACCGCGTCCAGGCGCAGGGCAACATCGATCGTGCTGCAGCAGCTGCCCAAACGGCTGCCGAAAAGGCCGCAAAAGAACAGGCCGCGATCGTTGCAGACCGGCTGGAGGCCATCCGAGATGTGCGCGCTGGCGATATGAAGTCCGTCGACGAAGCCTGGCTGGCAAGCGACGAAGCCAAGGCATCCCCCGATTATCCGGAAACCATGGCGGCGCTGTCGCTGTCGAACGAAGAACCGATGCTTGCGCAGAAGACGCCTGCGCAGCTCGAAGCGATGATCGCAGGCGAAGAGGCACGGCCGGTCAAGCACAAGTATCAGACCGAGCGGGTCAAGGTTCTGCGTGATCTGAAGGAAACGGCGCAACAGGCCTGGGAAAAGGACCAGGTCGCATATGCGCAGGAGGTCGGTCTTTATGTGCCGGATCTGCCCGACTTCGATCCAGCAGATCCTGCTGCCTACGGCAAGGCTTTGCGCGGCCGGCAAGCAGCTGCGCAATCTCGTGTCGAAGAGGGCTACGTCAAGCGTCCGGTTGCCTTGTCCGACGCAGAGCGCGCCGAGATTGAGGCGCGTGCAAAGTCTGATCAGCCAGTGGCCGACCGTCTTGCCCTGGCGAAATCGCTGTCGATCGGATTTGGCGGGGAAGCACGGACAGAAGCGCAGCGGCTGAACGAAGATCCGGTCTTTGGCTGGGTTACATCGCTGGTGTCGAAAGGTCTGCCGGACAAGACGGCCCGCGAGATCCTTGCTGGTCAGACGAAGCTGGATCAGAAAACGGTTGCGGCGCCATCCCGCGCCCAGGCGATTGAGGAGTTTCATACCCAAACGGAAAATAACTTCCGTGATCTGCCGGGTATGACCGAAGCGGTGATCGGTGCTGCCATCGCTCACTATGCAGAAACCAACCCGATCGCTGATCCGTCCGAAATGGACGGGGAGGCGTTCCAGCGATCTGTGAACCTTGTGCTGGGCGCAACCCAAGGGCGTAACAACGATCTGTCCGTCGGCGGTATCCAGCGGATCGATACGGACTGGCTGGGCAAAGGGTATCTGCTGCCCTTGCCGCCCGGGATCGCAGCAGAGGACGTCGAAACAGTCATCGGCACTGTTGAAACGGATCTGCGCAATTCCGACATGACCCGGCTTCAGGCAGCATCGATCGCGGGCATTCTGCCCGACTTCGAAGGCAGTGATCCTGCAGACATCTGGCAAGATACCGAGCTGGTACCGTTCTGGCCCGAAGGCGACCACGCGCCGATCTATGTTCTTCAGCGCACCCGCAACGGACGGCCGACGTATCTGGCGGGTGAAGACGGCAGCGTCTTCAAACTGGATCTGCAAAAACTGATCAGCGGGGTGTCGCAATGACAATCCTGGTTGAAGAACCGCAGAACCCCGAGGGCGTGACGGCCGCAACACCCGAGCTTTCGTTTGGCGAGAAGTTTTCGGCCGCCTGGAAGGAACAGACGGTGCGCCCGGATGTCTGGTCCTACTCCAGCCGTGTCAAGCTGGGCTACAAGCGCGAGATCTTCGATAGCCTGCCTTCAGAGGCAAAGCAAAGGTTGGCTGCCGGTGAGCAGCCATTTGCGATTGATACCGACGCGGCGGATAGCGCTCTGTTTGAAGAGGCGAAAAAGGCCCGCAAAGAAACGCCCAACGACTGGATCAATCTGCCCACCAGCGCAGACGAGCTTGAGGAAAAAACCCTGAAGCGCCGCCAGGATGAATTGAAGGAAGCGCAGGATCTTCTGGCAATTGACGGCGGCGGGTTCGCAGGTTTCGTCGGCGGCAGTGCGCGCGCGATGACAGATCCGCTGAGCCTTGCAATGCTGCCCCTTGGCCTTGGTTCGGGCAGCCTGATGCGCCTGACCTTATCCGAAGCTGTTCTAGGTGGCGCAAGCGAAGCGCTGCTGCTGCCGCGCGAATATAGGGTTGCTGGAGAACTTGGCATCGAAGATCCAAACCCGGTCGAACGCATAGCTCTTGGGGCTGGCCTGGGCGGCGGCTTTGCTCTCGGCATCGGCGGAGCGGCCCGCATGCTGTCCTACGGCGCATTGCGTCGTGAAGCTGCCAAACAGGCGGGCAGGGCAGGTCAAGCCACAGACGTCGATGCGGTCAATCAGGCCTATGAACAGTTGAGCACCCTTCAGGATGTGGATGCTGATGTGCCTGCGTCCCCAGCCGCACCCTGGGCAAGACCTGCGCCACCGAATTGGGAAGCGATCAAGAACGGGATTTTTGCTGGTGAAAGCGGTGGCGATTACAACGCGCTGTTTGGCTATCAGAACCGGACCGGCGGTCGCTATGCGAATGTGAAACTGACCGAGATGACGGTTGATGATGCGATCGCGTTTTCCAACGTCAACGGCGACTATGGGCAATGGGTCAAAGGGCAGATCGGGCGGGTCGCCACTCCAATGGGTGCCTACCAGATTGTCGGCACCACGCTGAAGGCGGCCAAGAAGGGCTTGGGTCTGACTGGCAAAGAGGTCATGAGCGAAGATCTTCAGGATCAGCTGGGGATGTGGATCTATCGCCGTCAGGGCACCGGCGCTTGGGAAGGCTACCGGGGGCCGCGGAGCCAGCCGCCACGCATGGCAAGCGGGGACGCACCGGCGCCTGAATTCAGCGGCTACACCAGTCGGGGCTACACTGGCACCGGGCAGGTCGCCGTCGGAGACAATCTTCGCATTGATGTCGAATATCAGGTTGTTGACCTGTCCAGCTTGCGCCAGGCGGCGGGCGATCTGCAGCCGCGTGACCGTGCGCGGGCGGCATCCGATGCCTGGGTGGCTGACACGGCCGCGCGGCTTGATCCAGCGCTTTTGATGCCCAGCCCGACGGCCGACCGTGGCGCGCCAATCGTGGGCCCCGACAACATGATCGAAAGCGGCAACGGCCGAGCGCGTGCAATTGGGCGCGCCTATTCTGAAAACCCCGATCGCGCGGCAGCCTATCGAGAGCAGATCGAGTTGACCACGGGCCAGCCCATCCCTGAAGGTATCACGGAACCTGTCCTAATCGCACGCCGCCAGACAGCGCTTTCCAGCGGCGACCGTCGCCAAATGGTGGTCGAGGCACAGGATAGCGGTGTTGCGCGTATGAACGCCACGGAGCGGGCGCAAGTAGGCCAGCGTGCACTGACGGCCGATTTGATGTCGCGCTATGTGCCCGGCCGCAAATTCAGCGCCGCAGAAAACCGCGATTTCGCTCGGGCGTTTTCAGGATCCTTTCCCAGATCCGAACGCAATGCCTTTTTCGACAAGGATGGTGCGCTGTCGATCGACGGCGTGCGTCAGCTGAACGACGCGGTATTCGCCCGCGCCTATGACGCCCCCGACATTCTGGCCCGCTATGTCGAAACTGAAGCTGGTGAACTGCGCAGCCTGCTGGACGCGCTGTCGGAGGCCGCGCCAGACATCGCGCTGCTGCGCGCCGAGGTCGAGGCAGGCAACGTCCGTCCCGAAATGGACATCACGCCGTTTATCCTCGACGCGGCACGCCTGATCATGTCGGCCCGTGACTTGGCAGCACGCGAGGGCAGCACGGCCGCGAAAGTCGTTGAGGAAATGCTTGACGACATTGACTTGCTTGATGGCGCTGTAGCCCCGCTGACGCAGGCGCTGGTGCGTCATCTGGTGCCCGGCGGCAAGCAGGCCCCGGCAGCCAAGATCAGTGCCTTCCTGAAGCGCTACGTGGACGAGGCGCGCAAAGCCGGCCGCACGGGCGATGCCCTGTTTGAGCAGCCCGGACCGTTGGACGTTCTAAAGGCGATCGACAGCCGAGCGTTTGGGGATCTGGTGGAAACCGGCGCGGCGCGGATGGCAGACCCGGTGCCGGCACAGATCGATGCTGAAGTGATCCCGGCCGAGGCGTTTGCCAAAGGTGCTGCATCGCCGGAAGCGCAGGCAGCTGATGCGCTGGCTTTCGACCAGCTGGTCGAAGCGCAGCGGGCGGCCATACACGCCAACGCATCGGCCCTGGCTGACGTGGCCGACGATCTGGAATTCAAGGTCGAAGGCGGCGAGGTCATCTCGCTGCGCGATTTCATGGAAGATTTGGACGCGGACGAAACGGCTCAGGCCGTCATCGACGCGTGCACACTTGGGGGGGCACGCTAATGGCGAACCTGCACGACTGCATCCAACGGGCGATGGATGCCAAAGAATTGGACACGACGCGCGGCCGCGCGATCTTGTCCGAATACGATCAGCTGGTGGCGCGGTACGAACAGGCGATGCCACGTCACCAAGCTGAAGCGACAGCCGCGGCCAATTTGAAAGAGGCAACTTCAAAGGCCCGGCTGTCGCGCAGACACAAAGTACTGAACCAGCTGCAATCGATGCAACGGATCCGCAACCTGGTCGAAACTTCCGATGACCCGCTGCGGGCCGTGCGCGCGCTACTGGCGCATCAGGAAGGTTTCGACTTCAAGGGCGAGAACGTCCAGGCGCTGAGCGACGCGATGATGCGATCTGTCAATGCCGGTCTGAACGACGTCATGCGCACCACAGGCCGTAACATCTTTGGCAACAGCCGCGAAAAGGTCATGCTGCGCGACTTGATGCGCGAGCTGCACTTGCAGGACAGTGGCAACGCCAAGGCCAAGGTGATGGCTGATGCCGTGCGCCACCAGCAGCGCCGAATGCGGCAGATGTTCAATGCCCATGGCGGCGACATCGGCGCGCTGGACGATTTCGGCGTATCCCACAGCCATGATACCGCACAGATCCGCAAGGCTGGCTTTGACGCCTGGTCGCAAACCGTCGCACCCAAGCTTGACTGGTCACGGATTACGGATTTCAGAACCGGCAAGCCTTTTGCGTCAGCAGCTGGCGCAATGCCCCGGAAGGGCGATGCCGATGCGTTTTTAAAGGATGTCTATGATGGGATCACGACGCGCGGCTGGGACACGCGTGAGCCATCGCTGACCGTTGGCGGCAAGGCGCTTTACAATCGCCACGCCGAACACCGGGTGCTGCACTTCAAGGATGGCGATGCCTGGTTGGAATACAACAAGGAATTTGGCACGTCCGACCCGTTCAGTGCGATGATCGGCGGCTTGCACGGCATGGCCCGGGAAGTGGCGCAGATGCGCGTGCTGGGGCCAAACCCGCGCATGGGGCTGGAATATGCCAGCCAAGTGGCACGCAAGAAGCTTGAGATTGCGGGTGACACAAAGATGCTTGCCAAGGCGGACCAATCGGCAAAGCGTGCCCGCACCTTGCTGGCCCATGTCGATGGCTCTGTGAGCGCGGCAGAGAGTGAAGGCTGGGCCCGCTTTTTCGGCGGTGTGCGAAACACGCTGACAGCAACCCAGCTCGGGGCCGCAATCCTTTCGACGCCAACGGATATGGTGACGATCAGCCATGCGGCCGCTGCAGTCGGCATGCGCCCGACTAACGTTCTGTCAAGGTCGGTCCAGCTGATGTCGAGCAGCGCGACACGCGAAACCGCTGCGCGCATGGGCTATGTTGCGGACACATTGGCTTCTACTGGCCAGGCGGCTGCGCGTTTTACTGGCGATGTCATCTCGGGCGAGTTCACCGGCCGGCTGTCGGATTTTGTCATGCGGGCGTCAGGTCTTTCGTTCTGGACCGACATGAACCGCACCGCGTTCAAAATGGAGTTCTCTGGCTTTCTGGCTGACAATGCCGATCGCGCCCTTGACGACATCGATGCGCCACTGCGCAAGCTGTTCGAGCAGCGAGGCATCACGCACCAGGACTGGGATCTGTTGCGCGATGTCCAGACTCAGTTCGTAGCACCTAATGGTGCCAATTTCATCACGCCCCAACACTGGCTTGAGCATCAGACGATTTTGCCCCGGGTCGAAGCCGAAGGGTTGGCCATGCGTCTCCAGATGGCGATTGAAGAGCAGATGGAATTTGCCGTTCCCACCGCGAACGTTGAGATGCGCGCCGTAACAATTCAGAACAACGCACCCGGTTCCTTTATGGGCGAGCTGGCCAGATCGGTCACAATGTACAAATCCTTTGGGCTGTCGCTGTTCATCAATCAGTATCGCCGCTTCATGTCCCTGCCGTCGCCGCTGGATAGGGCAAAATACGCTGCCACAATGGCATCTGGTCTGCTGCTTATGGGCGGGCTGGCCATCCAGCTGAAGGAAATGTCCAAGGGGAACGATCCTCGGCCGATGAATACGCTAAAGTTCTGGGGTGCAGCACAGATGCAGGGCGGTGGCTTCAGCATCTTCGGCGATTTTCTTGCATCAGAGACAAACCGTTTTGGCGGTGGCTTGGCGGAAACGATCGCGGGGCCAGTCGTGAGCTTAGGCAGCAGTATCATCAAACCCGTTGCGTCAAACGCACGCCGTCTGGCGGAAGGCAAAGACAGCCTGCTGGGACGCGATGCTGCTAACTTCCTGCGCTACAACACGCCAGTCGCGTCGAGCCTTTGGTATCAGCGGCTCGCCTTCGATCGGCTGGTTGCTGATCAGATCCAGTCCTTTCTGGATCCCGAGGCCGAAACCCTCTGGAAAAAGCAGATGCGCAAAAAGGCCAAGGACTACGGCACGTCGACGTTCTGGGATCGCGGCGCGCTTGCCCCATCCCGCCTTCCCAACTTTTCCAACGTAGTAGGTGGATCATGACCCGCGATGTCCTTTCGTCAGACCCGAGCTACCCCATCAACGGAGCGGGGCCTTACGAGTACCTGAACCCGTACCGAGAAGGTGCTTTGCTTGTCCGCATCGAGCGCGACGGGATATTGGTCACGCTAGATGTCAGCGCCTATACGGTCGATCCGGTTTCGAGCGACGTAAGCGGTGGCATCATCTTATCGGATGCGGCCGCCGCCCTGTACGATGGTGGGGATCTCTTTATTTCCAGGCGCACTGCCGTTGAGCAAGGTTGGAGCGGCATGTCGGCGCGCGAGGTAGGCCTGACGGCCCAGCTCGATTGGATGGTCGAAACGATCCAGGACAACGCCCGCGAAGTCAGTCGTTCGCTGAGGTCGACCACTGCGATCGATCCCGGTGTGTTTGCGCCCCGGCGTGCCCTTATCTTTGATGAAGTCGGCAGGTTGGTTCCCGGGCCCTTGGCCGATGAGATCGAGGAGGCTGGCAAGAACGCAGGCATCGCGCTCGACCAAGCGCGTATCGCCACCGAACAAGCCGAAATTGCCACAACTGCCGCGCTGCCTGACACGATGCTGTTTTTCGTATCGCAAGATGAAACGTCGGCAACCTTTGTCACGGCGCAGCGGGCCATCATTTCCGACCCCGGCCCCAGCCCATACCCATCAATCATCATAGAGGTGCCTTAATCATGGCCGAAACACTTGAACTTTTGAAGGCTGAGGCCATCGACCAAATCCGCGCTGATCTGGAAGCGACCGTGGCGGAAGACGCGCAAACGGCGTCGGATGCGGTCAGTCAAACTGGGGCGGATCGAGCGGCAGCGGAAGCGGCTGCACTAAACGCAGCTACTTATCGTGACGCGGCAGAGGACGCCGTGCAATACGATTACCTTGTGGCCGACGATGCGGCGCGCGGCGCGATCACGGGCATGGTATCGGGTGAACGTGCTTATATTCGTTCGACCGAACACGTCTGGCTCTACAACGGTTCCGCGTGGGTGGATCAGGGGTTGTCCGTCACTTCGGTTAAAGCCGACAAAGCATATGTCGATGCCAGTCAAGCTGACATTCGAGCCGAGCTTTCAACCACGTCGGTTATTGGGCATACAGCGGACCCTATTCCAGATGGCAATGGAGCAACATCGCCTAATGTTTTTGTAATCGCTAAAGCAGTTGAGCAATCCGGCGTAGTGGATACGGTGCGGGTAAATTCTGCAAATAGCGGGACACTCAGTCTGTCATCGTGGAGCAAGTCTGGTAACGACTTCACGCGGCAAGACGAGGTTTCAGTCTCAGTAGTCGCGGGTATGCAAACCATAACTGATGTTGGCCTTGCTGTTAATGCGGGTGAATACTTAGGTTTCTATGGCTCTAATTTAGTTGAGACACAGACAGGCATCCCCGCAGATGATGGCGGATGGTATGTTGGCGGCGCTGGGGTTTCTAGCTTTAACGACGCCGAACCTACTACGTCAACACGCCTTTCCATCAGTTTTGACACCATGGCTATAGGGCGCGTCACTGAGAACGCGGCGCAGATAGCATTGAAAGCTGATAAGTCTGAAATTACAAAAATTCAGGATGATTTATATACAGTGGATACTGTGCCTATTGGGTCGGTAGGTACTATCCCTGCTGGCACAAACACGCTCGCTGCGGGGTTGTATGCGCTAGAACAGAATGCCCCGAAAACTGGGACGATCACGTCATTCCGTTGCAACATGCAAACCGACGCGACCGTTAGAATTATGGTTTTCGATAAAACTGGTGATACGTTTATCGTCGCAGCTGAAACCACAGTCTCGGCGGTGGCTGGCTATCAAGCAATTTCAGTAGACTTGCCTATTGAGGCAGGGCAGCACGTTGGCGTTCAATCCTCGGGGCTTGGCGTCCTCCAAGGCGTTTCGGACACTCTTGGCTGGTACGGCGGCAGTGGCACTTCCAGCTTTACAGATGCTACAGTTTCAAGATCGTCGAGAATACTATTTGGCGTTGACGTTGAATACCTAGCCCCGCTTGTGGGTGGCGACACGTATCGCCCGAACTCTGTTGATCTGCCGTGGGAAAATATGCTGGTGGTCGGCATGGGGCAGTCCTTGTGGGAAGGCTCTAACGGCGACGTTACCACTGCGGTTGAGTACGACAACAAGGGTTTCCCTGCCTATCCGACGACACCGAATGCGATTGCCGACGCTACAGTTGCAAACACCGAGCGTTCAGGCACGCGCGGGGAGTGGCCCGGCCTTGGTGCAGCGTCGTTTATTCGGGCGTCCTTGCTTCGGGAAAACAACCTTTCCTTTGAAGACTTAAAGAACACTGTCGTCGTAGCAAATAACGCTGTCAGCGGTCAGCGTATTGACCAGATAAACAAAGGCACTGCGCCCTTTGCATCCGCAGTCGCACAGGCTGGGGCATTGGCAGGTGTTACGGGCGAGAGCGGCGGGGTACTGGCCGTAACGTTTGGGCAGGGGGAAAGCGACAGCCAAGCGGGTACGGACCCCGCAACTTATCTCGCGGCGCTGATCCAACTCGCCAAAGATGCCGACGCCGATTTGCGGTCCGCGTCGGGTCAGACTAAACGCATCCCGACCGTGGTCTACCAGATGAACGGCACAGGTCGCGCTATCGGGCTTGCACATTTGCAAGCGTCTATTGACAGCCCTCTGATTTACTGCGCGGGTCCGATGTATCCATACGAATACTACGACACGCTGCATATCAACGCGGCGTCCTCTCGTTTGGTCGGTGCAAAGCACGGCGAAGTTATCAAGAAAGTTGCAATCGACGGGGATGAGTGGGAGCCACTTCGCCCGATTGATGCAAAGGTTTTGGGCAATGCAATCACACTGACGTTCAGCAAGTCGGGTCTGGTTCTGGATACGACGCTATTGCCTGCCCAAACTAACAGCGGCTTTGTCGTAAAGAACGCTGCCGGAACAGCACAGACGGTTTCAGCGGTTGAGGTTCTGAACGGCAATCAGGTTCGGCTTACATGCGGCACGGCTCCTGCAAGCGATTGGACAGTTGAATACGGCGTGGCCGCCACGGGACGCGCTGACCCGTTCGTCGGAAAGATGGGCAACCTGCGAGATAACGCGGGTTCCGAAGTCTCCTTTGACGGGGTGCCTCTCCATAACTGGTGCGTTGTTTTTGACTGGATGCTCTAGTGAACGGCTTTGACCTTCCCAGCTTCCTAGAAGCCTATGGCCTGCCCGGTCTGATTATCGTCGGGCTGGCTATCGTCGTGAAGGCGTTGTGGGCGCGGCTTAACGAGCAAGTCGACGCCCGCTTTGACGATCATAAAGCGCACACCTCCCAGATGGCCGACAACACCAAAACGCTGGATGCTGCGCTGCGCTACATCGAAGGGAAAGGCCGTGATTAAGAATTTGTTCAAGGCTTTGAAATCACCCAAGCGCCCGACCCGAGAACAGGTTGACGCAGTACAGGCCCGCGAGGTTGCCGAGGCATCCAGACAGCGCCTTGCCAATGCCATCGAAGAACGCACCGGACAGGTCAACAGTCTGGTGATCGGAGTTTTACCAAAGCGAGGCCAAGAGCAATGACGATCCTTATTTTTATTCATAGTGCCTTGGCCGTTGCTGCGGTGGTGCTGATGCTGTTGGTGACTATCGGCTTTGCGCCGCACCTACGGTTTCGCGGTCATGACGCCAATAGCCTTATGAGCGCCTTTGTCGCGCTGACCAGCGGGCTTGTCTGGGTGCGCCTTCTCTGGTGGTCGATCCTGCGGCCGTTGCTTGGCAGCGCGGGCATCATGAACCCCGGCGTATTCACCCTGTCAGGCCAGACCGTCAACGCGGTCTTTGCCTTTTGGTCCGTCGTCGCAGCTCTGGCTGCGCTCGGGGCACTGCATCGCAGCCTGCCGCTTGATCAACAACATCACTACAACTGGCTTACCGCGCCATTCTTCCCGCGCCGTGGGCCCTGCCTTTGGAGGGTATGAAGATGGGAAACCTGAGCAAGAACTTTAGCCTGCACGAATTTCGCTGCAACTGTCACTGGAAGGCACCGCACCTGCCACGGTGCGAACAGATCCCGCCGCCGAAGGAGCTGGTCGATGCGCTTCAGGACGTGCGGGATCACTTCGGTAAGCCGGTCACGGTCCATTCCGGCCATCGCTGCCCGCCATATAACGCCTATGTTGGCGGGGCATCGGCTTCGCAACACATGAAGGCAACCGCGGGGGATTTCACCGTCGAGGGTGTATCGCCCAACACGGTCCAGGAATACCTGCTCAAGCGGTATGCCGACACCAAGGGGATCGGCCGGTACAACACCTTCACCCACATCGATGTGCGTAAGGGTAAGGCTCGTTGGGATTACCGCCGATGATCTGGCTGGCCCTCACACTGGCCGCTCTGGCTGCCCTGTTGATCTGGTGGCTGACGTGATGACCAAGGCAACGCTTATCGCTCTGTGCGCCGCTCTGCTGGCGTGTCTCGGGCTGGCAGGGGCCTTGTGGTGGCAGTCAGGCACCGTCGATGACCTGACCGTCGAGAACGCCCGCCTGAGCCGGTCCCTCACAGCTCTGTCCGAACAGGCAGAACAATCGGCCCTGGCGCGTGAGGTGGAGCGTGCCCGTGCCGACCGCTTCGCCGCCCGCAACGTCACCCTTACCGAAGCCGTTGAACAGATCCTGATAGGAGGGATACCCGATGCGATGCTTGATCCTGATCTTGCCGCTCTCATTAATGGGCTGCGAACCGAAGATTGAATACGTCCCGATCAAACCGGACATCCCGTCAGAAACCCTGACCCCGTGCCCCATCAGCAAGCGCAAGGTCCAGACGGTAAACGAGCTGGCCGCGTTGGCGACTGAGCACCTTCTGTCAGCCGAATGCGCCAACGGTAAGATCAAGGTCATCGCCAAGGTTCTCGGCCCACAATAAGCAAAGTCCCGGTTCTCATTCGAAATATCCAAGCGTCCGAACAAGAATTGGATATCTGGAAGACACTGAAAGTATTCAGTAAAATTTATCACGTTGTGTTGCGCAAGTGACTGAATTTGCTGAGTTTATAGATGATTTGTAATCAGTAGGTCCGCGGTTCGAGTCCGTGTGGGGGCACCACTTCTTCCCTGATTTCAATACATTGACAACTTTAGGCGTCGCCGCATCCGCGATGCATTTCCCACTTTTGTGCGTACCTCACTGCTTGGCGCGCGGTAGGGGGATGATGTTTGATTTTCGTTTCATCCGCGCAAACTCCACCTGGGCGGCGTCTTTGCAGGTGGGGCAGATAGAATAGCTTTTGGCGAAGTTATCCGCATCTGGCGGGGTGCGCAGATCGATCCATTTGTCGCCGATCTGGAATGCGCAGCAGACCGAACATCGCGTGGTATCGTAGTATTCCTCAAAGGCGCTGACCGTAGGGTGAGGGGGGCTGGTGATCGCATGGACAAGCATACTGCCGATGGTCAGGCTATCGTCGGGGGAGGGCCAGATCGTCAGCCGGTACAACCGCCGCACATCCGGCCCGTCACAGCGGTAAAGGATACTGAACAGTTGCTGTTCGATCCGGCAGGCCTGAAACACGCCGAACAGATAGGTACGCGTGTTGGCCCCTTCGACGAAATCCCAAATCTCCCGCCCCAGCACATGGGTAGAGGTCGCCCCCGGCGCGTCATTCTCTATGGCGAAGGCGTCCCATTCGGACCCGACAGAGATGATCCGATCCTTGCTGTCCACGACATAGCTGTTTGTCTTGAGGTCCAATGAAAATGCCCTTGGAAAAATTTCAGGTCATAAACAGGATCATCGTTACGCTAGGTCATCATAAGCGCGAAACCGGTGCTTGCCCAAATATTTATCGTTAGAATTTAAAGTACCGCGCCCCTCTGCGCCTCAAGCCGTCTTCTGGATATCGGTCGCGCCGGTGCAGGGCAGCGTCAGACTAAAGGTGCTACCGACGCCCAGTTTGCTTTCCAGTGACAGCGATCCGCCGTGCAGCTCTGCCAGCTGCTCGGAGATGGCCAGCCCCAGCCCCAAACCGCCGTTTTGCCGTGTCATGGACCCGTCAACCTGTTGGAAACGCTGGAACACACGGCTCGCGTCCTCCTCTGCGATGCCGTTGCCGGTGTCAGTGACGCTGAACACGATCTCGTCGGTGGAATGTAGCATCGACAGGTGGATTTTGCCTTCGCTGGTGAATTTGATCGCATTTGTAATCAGATTGTACAGGATTTGTTTGACGCGCACCTTATCCGCTACGGTGGCAGCAGGGCCGTCGCCGGCATAGGTGAGGGTCAGCCCTTTTGCCTCTGCGGCGGGTCGCAGTTCTTGGGTGACGGTGCGGGCGATCTCGTCCAACTGGGTGGGGGCCATGTCCAGCTCTAGCTGGCCGCGGGATACTTTGGTCCAGTCCAGCAGATCTTCGACAAGGCGGATCATATGCTGCGATGATTCCGCGATTCCGGCACCCTGATCGGTGATGAACTTCTGATACTCTATCGCGGCGGCAGCCGATTTCGGACAGCCACTGCCATCGGCGGTCAGCGCCGACATCAACCGCTGCGCCTGAGGCATCTTATCACTGTGCCGCATGAACGACGCACGGCCAAAGATCACGGTCAGCGGGGTGCGCAGCTCGTGCGATACGTTGTTCAGGAACTCGGTCTTCTCGCGGTCGGCGGCTTCAGCGGCTTCTTGCGCGCGCTTCTCGGCGGTCACATCCGTCCAGATGCCGACGGTATAGCCGTGGGGGGTCTTTGCCTCTGTCACCTTGAGCCAGTTGTCGTTGCCGATGTCTTGCAAGAACGCCTGACCCGGATTGCGGAAACGTTGCAGCCGCTCGCGTACCCAGGCCTGTTTGCTTTTCGATCCGCTGAGGCTTTCGGTGCGGTTGGCCCAGTTGACCACAAGCTCTCCCATGGTGGCACCGGGGACGATCAGGTCGGCAATCTGGGGGTGATAGTCGCGGTACTTCTGGTTCACCACCATCACCCGTTCTTTGTCGTCAAACGCGATAAAGCCTTCGTCGATCGCGTCGATGGCCTCGGCCAGCAGGGCGTGGGCGTTGGTCTGGTTCAGCGCCAACCGGCGGAAAGCCAGCAGCACACCCAGCAGGAATATGGCGGAAATGAGGGCGAAACCCACCAGGTTCCGGCTTTGTGGTGAATAGGCCGGCCATCCCGCGGCGGGGCGCACGGCGGCTTCCCATGTGGTGCCCAGAACGTTGAACGTGGTCACGACGGGCTTGTCTTTGAGCGCGCTCAACCGGTGGTCGGGCAGGGCCTCTACCAGACCAGAGGCCTTAAGCGGGTGCAGCTCGAAACTATATTGCGCGGGGTCCGAGAAATCATGTTGCGGGGCTTGCAGCAGACCTTCCTGATCCATCACGACAGAGATGACGCCCCAGAATTGATCGGTGTTCAGCTCGGCGTTCGGCAGGAACACAGGGTAGTGCATGATATAGCCGGTCCCGCCCTGCACAAGGTTCACACGGTCATCCACCACAGGCGCGCGGGTGCGGTAAGCTTGGGCCACGCTCGCCATCTGGGCGGGCAGTTGCCAGTATTTGACGCCGATCGTCTCGCGGTTATCCGTTTGTGGGAAACTGTGTGTAATCGACAGGTTAGGGGCCAAAGCGACGGCAATCACGTCAGGGTTGTGGCGCTGCAGGTCGCTCACGGTGCGCGCGATCTGACGCTCGTTGATCTCACCCGCCACGGCAAGCGTATTCTCGATGTTCTTGGCCACCAGCACGGCTTCGAAGAAACGCAGCTGGATCTGGTCGGCCACCGAATGCAGCGCCTGTTCCACCTCAAGGCGCAGCGCGGCGAGGTGATTGTCGCGGTCGAGCTTTACAATAGAATAGGCAATCCCGCCGATACTTGCGAGCAGGACAATCGTCAGAACGACGAATACCTTAGAGGCTAAATACCCCGTGAACTTGTTGAGCAAAGTGCCACCCTCTTCCGTCCAGGTAGGCCGCCGCACGACTTTCTGTCGTTGCTGGTTTGCCTGCCTTTGTCCCCTTTATTGACTGCATCATTGTTTATCGAACGGACAAAATACGGGCGCAATCGAGGCATTTTGTAGACTTTTGCGCAAAGCGGTCATGCCGGTTACTTTCAGGCGTTTTCGGGGGTGATCACGGGGGTGCGATGCTGTCGAAGCGCTAGGGCAAGCCCGTCGTTGGGGGCTGCATCGGTGATCAGATGGCCCAGATGCTCAAGCGGGGTTACCTGCGTCAGGTGACGTTTGCCGAACTTGCTGGCATCAATCAGGAAATGCGCGGCGCGGCTTTGGTCCAGCATGGCGCGTTTCACCTCGGCAAAGCCTGCGATGGCCTCGCTCACGCCTGTTTCATCCAGCGCGGAGGCCCCAAGAAAACACGCGTCGACATTGAAACCGCGCAGAAAGTCGCAGGTGGCAGTGCCGGTCAGCGCGGCCTCTGCATTCATATAGTCGCCGGGGGTCATGATCACCCGCACCCTGTCCGAGGCCCCCAAGATCATCGCCACCTGCAGGCTGTTGGTTAATACCGTCGCCGCCACGCCAGAAAGGGTCAGCGCCCGCGCGAATTCCATCATCGTGGCACCTGCGTCGATCATCAGCGTTTGCCCGTCTGTCACGCGTTTTGCGGCAAGCTGCGCCATCTGGCGACGTTCATCCACATGTTCGCGTTGACGTTCATCCAGCACGCTTTGCGCCCCCGGCGCGCGGGGGGAGGCCCCGCCGTAGGATTTTTGCAAAAGCCCCTGCGCGCTGAGCTCGGCAATATCGCGGCGGACGGTTTCGGTGGTCACATCAAAGCTGGCCGCAAGGTCCGATACACGCACATGCGGGGCAAGGCGCAGTTCCAGCAAAATCTGTGCGTGGCGCTCTGCTTTGCGCAGGTTTCGGCGTTCCGTTCCGGTATCCATTATGCGGTTCCTTTCGGCGGTCGAGGCGATGCAACCGACCGTCAATATTTGGCACTTGCCAAATTACTAGGCGGAAAATGTTGCGAATCGAAAGCTTCAATGCTCGTATCGCGTAATTAATCGTGCAGCACACTCTGCGCGGGTATTCTCGGGGAGGAGAAACAAGATGATCAAACGCAGCTTTATCACGGCGGGCCTGATGGCCGCTTTTGCCATGACCGGCACCACCGCATTGGCCGAAGAATGCGCCGAGCGCGGCGCGCTG